TCTGGTCCTGCATCGGGAAGTGCTGCTGCACCTACATTTAGAGCATTAGGAAGTGATGATATTCCTTCGATAGCACATACAAAAATTTCTGATTTTGATGCTGGAGTACGCACCAATACATTGGCTGAAATGGCTGCTCCTGCTGCTGCTGTATCTTTAAATAGTCAAAAAATCACATCATTAGCAACACCAACAGCTACAACTGATGCTGCAACTAAAGGTTATGTTGATTCTGTTTCTCAGGGATTAGATGTAAAAGATTCAGTAAAAGTTGCGACTACAGCAAACATCACACTTTCTGGAACACAAACTATTGACGGTGTGGCGGTTTCTGCTGATGAAAGAGTATTAGTTAAGGATCAATCCACAGCAAGTCAGAATGGACTTTATCTTTGTAAAGCTAGTACATGGGAAAGAACAACAGATTTAGCCACTGGTGCTAATGCTGCTGGTATGTTTACTTTTGTTGAGCAGGGAACTGTTAATGCTGATAATGGTTTTACTTGTACTTCAAATACTGGAAGTGCTGTTGTAGGAACAAATAATTTAGTATTTGCACAGTTTTCTGGTGCAGGTTCAGTTACCGCAGGAGATGGATTAGATAAATCTGGTAATACAATGTCAGTTGATCTTAAGGCCAATGGTGGACTTGTTATTGAATCTACTGAAGTTGCTGTTGATCTTGCTGCTAGTTCTATAACAGGAACTCTTGCGATTGGCGATGGTGGAACGGGTGCTACAAGTGCAAGTGCAGCTAGGACAGCTTTAGGTGTTGCGATTGGATCTGATGTACAGGCTTTTGATGCACAGCTTAGTGATATAGCTGGTTTAACTCCAACAGATAGCAATTTTATCGTTGGAGATGGATCTAACTTTGTTCTCGAATCTGGTGCAACTGCCAGAGCAAGTCTAGGAGCACAGGCATCAGCAACAGACTTAACAAACTTATCTTCTTGTCAATCAGGAGGATCTGCTGCTTTGGCTGCTCTTACTTCTACAGAAATCGCAATTCTTGATGGAGCAACTGTAACAACTGCTGAATTAAATATACTTGATGGAGTTACATCAACAGCAGCAGAGTTAAACATCTTAGATGGTGTTACGTCTACCGCAGCAGAGTTAAATATCTTAGATGGAGTGACATCGACTACTGCTGAATTAAATATTTTAGATGGAGTAACATCTACTGCCTCAGAATTAAATATTCTTGATGGGGTTACAGCTACAACTGCTGAGATAAACTTGATTGATGGTGGAACGTCAGCTACATCAACTACATTGGCAGCAGCAGATAGATTTATTTGTAATGATGCTGGAACGATGAAACAGGTTGCATTGTCTGACCTTGTTACATTTTTAGAAGATGAAAGTGCCTCTAGTTTCGATATAGATGGAGGAACATATTAAATTTAACCATCAGGAGGTCGAACAATGGCGAACACAATTAAATTAAAAAGAGCAAGCGGTAGTGATCCAAGTGCTAGTGATCTTTCGACAGGTGAATTAGCAATACGAACCAGTAATTGTAAATTATTTAGTAAAAATGATAGTGGCTCTGCCATTGGAATTGTAGCTGGATCGGCTGATACCTTGACTACTGCGAGAACAATAGCTGGTGTTAGTTTTGATGGATCAGCAAATATATCTCTTAATAACAATGCAATAACAAATGGTGCTGGATATTTAGCGGACATTGTAAGTGACACATCACCACAGCTAGGTGGTGACTTAGCAAGTAATGGTAATGATATATTGATGGGTGATAATGATGAAATTAAATTAGGTGCTGGTGGTGATTTAAAACTAGAACATCAATCATCTAGTGGTGACAGTTTAATTACAGAAGTTGGTTCTGGTAATTTCATTATTCAAGGTAGCAACATTATAATAAGAGATGCTGGTACAGCAGAAAAACATATTGAAATGACCCAAAATGGGTCTGTAGATTTATACCATAATGGAAGTAAAAAAGCAGAAACTTATAGTGCTGGACTTTTAATAACTGGTACTTTATCAGTTGATACTGGAAATATTGTAGGAAATGATAATGCAAAACTTAAGTTAGGAACAGGTGATGACCTACAGTTATTTCATAGTGGCTCACAATCAGAAATCAATAGTATTACTGGTGGGTTAGTAATAAAAGATACTGGTGGGTTTATGAGAATAAGATCAGACGAGTTAAAAATTCAATCTGAATCTAATGAAAATTATATAGAATGTGATGCCAATGGAGCAGTTCAACTATTTCATAATAATTCTGTAAAATTTGTTACTTCTAGTTCGGGTGGTACTATAACAGGTACTTTAAGTGCAGATGGTTTGGACTTATCAGGTTCAGTTGGAGCAGCAATAACAGCAGCTAGTGATGGATCGACAATAACCTTAGATTTAGGAGCTAATACGCACCAATCCGTAACATTAGGTGGTAATCGAACTTTTGCAGCACCTTCAAACCAAACTGTAGGTCAATCTGGCTCTATATTTATTACGCAAGATGGTACAGGATCTCGTACAGCTTCTTTCAACTCAGCATTTAAGTTTGTTGGCGGTACAGCACCTACTTTATCGACAGCAGCTAACGCAGTTGATAGAATAGATTATGTTATCAAATCTAGCAACGTGATACATTGTGCAGTTTCTTTGGATGTAAAATAGATGGCTTTATTTGACACAATTAGAGCAGGAGCTAGTGGAGCTAGTGAATTTGAAATAGAACGTAGTTTAAGATTTGACGAGGGTACTGAGCAGCATATAGCAATGACATATAGTTCTGCAAGCAATAGAAGGACTATGACTCTTAGCTTGTGGATTAAAAGAGCAAATTTTGACACTCAATCAATTTTTGATGCTTTTCAAAATGATTCAAATAGAACAAGAATATTTTTTACCGATCAGCATAATATACAATTTTTTAGCAGAGTAAATAATAGCGATAACAGTATTATTACAACTGGAAAATTTAGAGATCCTACTTCTTGGATGCATTTAGTTGTTGCTATTGATACGACTCAATCAACAGCAAGTAATAGAGTAAAAATTTATATAAATGGAGTTCAACAAGAAACTAATTCTGATTACCCTGGACAAAATACAGATTTATTTTTTAGTAATTCAGTTATTCACAGATTTGGTTTAGCTGGTGACGATCAAGGAAACGAAGATGCTTATGATGGGTACATGGCCGAAATAAATTATATTGACGGGCAACAACTTACTCCTTCATCTTTTGCAGAAACAGATACTATAACAGGTCAATGGAATCCTATTGATACAGCAGGTTTAACTTTTGGTACAAATGGTTTTAGGTTACAATTTTTGGATAATTCTGGTACAAGTGACACAACGCTTGGTAAAGATACAAGCGGTAATAGTCATAACTTTAACCCGTTTACTTTCGGAACTGGTGATGCTGTCAAAGATACACCAAGTAATAATTTTTGCACTTTAAATTCAGTTAATGACGCTGGAAAAGCCTTTGGAAACGGTACTTTAAGCGAATCTGGTTTAAGATATACAGGTGGTAGCAGTAATCGTAGTATAGGGTCTACTTTTGGTATAAGACATACCGACACTCAAGGATATTATTTTGAGGCCAGAATAATATCAGGTAACCAAGCCAACAGATTATTTGTTGGAATTGGATATACTTCTACTAATTGGATAAGCACTGATGCTCGTGGTGCGAATGATGATTCATGGGTTTTGCGTAATGGTGATGGTGTTTTTATACACAATTCCAGTGTTGATGGAGAAACTACTGGTGCTGGTGCGTTAAGTGTTGGTGATGTTATACAAATTGCAGTAAAAGGCAGCAAAATTTGGGTAGGCAAAAACGGTAGTTATTTTTTCTCAGGAAATCCGTCTGGTGATTCTACTCCAAAATTTAGTGATATTGCTTCTACATGGACACCTGTTGCAGATGTAATGACTAGCAATGTTGTTCAATTTAATTTTGGTCAAGACTCAAGTTTTAGTAATACTATTACGGCTCAAGGTAATACAGATGCTAATGGTCACGGAGACTTTTCTTATGCTCCTCCAACTGGATTTTTAGCATTATGTTCAAAAAATCTTCCCGAACCTACAATTCTTCAAGGAGATCAATATTTTGATATAGCTACTTGGGCAGGAAATGATGGATCACAAACTATTTCAAGTTTAGGATTTCAACCTGATTTAGTTTGGATAAAAGCAACAGATCGTGCAGAAAATCATTTCTGGACTGATAGTGTCAGAGGTGCAGGAAAATCTTTACCTTCAAATGTCTCTGCTGCTGAAACTGATAATTCTTCCAAATTTACAGGTTTTACAAGTAGTGGTTTTACAATGAATACAACAGATAATGAAATAAATGGTGGCGGTGTAAATTATGTTTCCTGGAACTGGGCTGCTGGTACGTCTTTTAGTAATAGTGCAGGATCTAACAGTGCTACTATTGCTTCATCTGGATCTGTAAATACTACGGCAGGATTTTCTATAGTTTCTTATGTAGGAAATGCTACTAGAGATCAATTAGTATATCACGGTTTAAATGCTGCTCCGAAATGGTTTATTGTAAAAAGAAGAGATGGTGATAACTGGATTATGTATCATGGTGAATCTTTTGATAGCAACCCACAGCGATATTACTATGAATTTCAGAATCAAGATGCTGTTAAAGGTGCTAATGATGCGTTTATGTGGGACGATATAGTGCCAGATAGTAATAATTTTGGAATTTACAGTGATGGTGCTGTTAATAATAATGGTAGTAATATAATTGCTTGGGTTTGGTCTGAAGTTGCTGGATTTAGTAAATTTGGACATTTTATTGGAAATGGTAATGCTGAAGGAGCGTATGTGCATTGCGGTTTTACACCTAGATTCGTTATGGTAAAAAATAATAATCAAGGTTTTAACACAGTTATTCAAGACACGAAAAGAAGTCCTAATAACGTAGCAGCCAAAAAATTATGTCCAGACTCAACAGCAGCAGAAGCATCTGGTAATGATAAATATGACATATTATCTAATGGATTCAAAATGAGAACGAGTGATGCAGGTACAAATGCAAGTGGTTCACGATATGTGTTTATGGCTTTTGCTAGTAATCCTTTCAAATATGCTAGAGCAAGGTAATATATATTTAAGTAAGTATTAGATTATGGCTTTTAAATTAGATGGAAACCCACTTGCGTATGATGTGGCATTTACTCACAATGATGTAAATTACCCTGCGAATTGGTTAAGACTAGCGTCACTTGATGAAAAGGAAGCGATAGGCATTACAGAGGTAGCTGACGATCCAGTATTTGATTCACGTTTTTATTCAAGTGCTGGAGTTGCTAAAGAAATTAATGATGTAACTGAAACTAAAAACGGAGTTGAAGTTACAACTTTAGGTTTAAAATCTAATTTAAAACTAGAAGAAAAAGAAATTGCTAAAAGTTTATTAAATTTATACGATTGGCAAGTTATAAGAAAAATAGAAAAAGGCACTGAATTAGATTCAAATGTGACAACATTTAGAGATGCAGTGCGGACAGCTTATACAACACGCAAAACAGAAATTGATAATTGTTCAGATGTTGCAGCGTTAGTTACTTTATATTCAAGCACAGAGCAAAGTGATGGCACATACAAACCAAACATGACACAATATCCAATAGATCCTAACTATCAATGAAAAATCTAATACAAAAACAAATTTTAGAGTGGAAAGAAGAGCTTGATAAGCAAATAAAAATTAGAGATAATGCTCAAAAAGTGGCAGCAGAAGCTAATAGAACTATTTTGATGATTGAGGGTGGACTACAGGCGAAGGAGATACTGTTGAAGAAGATCGAGCAAGAATCCCTGCCAACAGGTACAGTGGAGCTAGGCCAACAATCAAAGCCAAAACCATCAAAGTAATTGGCACACTAGCTTTTAGGAGGATTTCTCTAATCATGTTTCAAAAGATAGCAAATTGTTTGAGTATCATCTCATTTTTAATGGTAGCTTCCATGACTGCCACAGGAGTAATAGGTTACAGGTATGTAACTTCTGAAAATTTTAAGTCTCAAGTTATGAATGAAATTCTTGGAAATATACAAGGTTCTATGCCTAAAGTACTTGATAATGTAATGCCTAATGTTACAGGTTCATCTATTCCTCTACCTAAAAAATGAATTGTTATTGGTGCAATACAGAACTAATCATAGGTGGTGACATTGATATTGAAGAAAACATGAATGGTTATCCTGAGTTTTCTGTGATGACTAATTTATCTTGCCCTAAATGTTTTTCAGAGGTGGAAATATTGAAGAAAAGAGATGCCTTCGATTGATATACCTCGTTTTCAAATAAAAGAAATTCAAATACATAAAGTTCCTGTATGGCAACCTCCGAATCCGCTTATAAATGAAATATATAAACCTGTTGTAAATATTCCAGGTTGTGTAAGAGTTCATAGAAATAATCTAACTAGCCTTATTGACAACCCTAAAGATGAATATGGAACATATACAGAATGTGGTAATTTCAATATTCCTAGTTTTGAACCTTTGCAGTATAACCCCAACGAATTTAAATACACGCAAGCCGAATCCACCAATCAGACAGAAGAGTTTGTACCAGAAACAGTAGAACCACCAAAATATGAACCAAAGAAAAAAGAAGATAAGCCTCTTTTTGTTGCTTGTCCTGGATCAAACGACCAGAGAGTAGGGGATTATCGTAACGAATTTAAACTGGAACGTGTTATCGGACACGAAAGAAGCGAAGATGGTAGTAAATGTATAACCTTGTATGAAGACGTTAAGTTCATCGAGCAATACATACCGAATCCTCCACAGCTTGTTAGCACTGCTGCTATTGCTACTGTTGCTGCCACTACTCCATTACTGCTTAATATTGTCAAACCTTTAGTAAAAAATCTATTTAAAAAGCTAACTAAAAAGAAAGACAACAAAAAGTAACATTGTTACGATTCGAGAACATATACAAAGTGATGACACTTTAATGATAAACTATAAAGGCAATAACATTTACGAGGTTTTATGAAACTTTCTATGCAAAACAAAACAAGTCATCATCTTGAAGATAATGATGAATTTTATTTTGACAATGATATTTTGAACGATAAAGTTCATTTATTTTTTAAATCAGATCGCAATAGCGTTGATGAATATTCAATGTCAGCCCATAAGTTTTTAAATTCTTTTGAACTGTCTATTAATACTTTAGGTATTGAACATGACATAATGCTAAAAAGAATTGGCAACATTATTTTTGCGAGAATTAAACAACTTGAAAAAGATATGGAGATGGTTCGTGCTCACGAAAATTCACAAAAAAAGGAGGCGGTATGACCTCTCAAGTCCAAGATGCCCTTTCAACAATATATGAGGGCTTAGAATATTCTCTTGAATTTATTACACCAGAAAAAGCACAGTTTTATTTAACAAAAAACTTTGAAAATAACCGCAAGATTAGTACAAATAATCTTGAAGAGTTAAAAAGAGAGATGAGAAATAGTCGTTTCATCTTGTCCGATTCTGCCATTTGTTTTGATACAGATGGCACTCTGGTCAATGGTCAGCATAGATTGATGGCTGTTGTTCAAACAGGAATGACTCAACCATTTCTTGTTGTTAAAAATATGCCTAGCAAATCCAAACAAATTATGGATGTTGGTAAGTCTAGGTGTATGTCTGATCGTATTACTGTTAGTGGTGTCAGGATTAGCAGAAGAGATTGTGCAACTATTAGACACGCTATGGCTGCTATAAATAGCACAACTGGTACTGAACAATATTCCAGACCATGCCATGATGCCATAGTTGCAGAAACTTATTTAAAACATAATCAGTTTCTTTATCTAATGGGTAAAGTCTGTCCTACCAACACAACTAGAGTTAGATCATTTTTTCTTGGAGCAGCATTAAAAATTTATGCTGAAATGACTTATAACACTCAAAATCCAAGACATAAAAAATATAACCATACAATGAATCCTAAAGAAAGAGCATTGCATTGGTTAAATATTGTCACCACAGGTATGGCAAGCCCTATTGATGGTATTGATAGAGATATTAAGCCATACGATAGAGCAGCACAGATTATTTTCACTAAATCTTGTGATAGTAGTCTTAAAAGATCATTTTGGAATAGTGCTGAAGCCTTTGCTCTTACTGTTAGAGCAGCCCATAACTTTATGATTGGTCTTGATACTCAGTATCTTAAAGTTCCTAAAGAAGATCCTTTTAGAGATTTCATTGATTTGCCGTCAACTAATAAAATAATGACTATGACATCAAATTGATACTACAATGTTTTTAACTACTTTAAAATGATGAATGAAAATCTATCACGATTAACAGTTCAGATAACAAAACATCAACATAAATTGTTGAAATACCATGCTGGTCCAGGTACTTCTATCTCTTCTCTTGTAAGAAAAGCTCTGCAAGCCTATTTTGCTGAAGCTGAAGAAGCTCTCAGAGAAAAATATTTTGAAGCAGCAGAGTATGAGCAATATGAGAAATACATGGCTGCACAACAAGCAGCAGGTATTGAAGAACCAGCAATAGCTGATGCAAGTTCTATCTTTTGATTTTTTGTTATACTGAATATGATCCCTTCATCTGGTCTGGAAGGGTTATCGCACACGCTAAGATAGGTAAGATGGTTGAGAAGGTCTTACCTATTTTTTTTGTTTTGTTGTAAAATAAAAAAACCTTATTCAACATGGCGAAGGATAGGGTGTCTAGGTAGGCAAGTTAATACCCGTGCTTGTCTACTGCCCAATTTTTAATTCGTGAGTGTGCGGTATAACTTGATTTGGAGGCGGTTGAACAACGACCCCTTCACATAATTTTGCAAAGTTACTTTTAGGATCAAAATAAATTCCCTTTAAATATAATTCTCCGCAATTTTTTAATCTTGCGATTTCATAGTTGAGCAACTTTGCATTTAATTCTTGTTTCTGTAAATTTATTTGTGTGTTAGCTGCGTCAAGGCAAGAATCTTGAAATCTTTTGTCTAGTGGAATGTTAAACGTAAGTGCAACCCCAAAGTTAAGTCCTAGAGAATCCTTGTTGCCACTATAGTTTTCTTGATAGTAAAGTATGTTCCCTGGATTGTCTGGCACGTTGTCATTATTAGCGTCTGTATTGTCGTAGACAGGCGTATGATAAATGTAATCTTGAGGCCGTCTTTGGTTGAAGGTCGTAGTGACAAAAGGGCTAATACCCATCTGTGGGCCAGAGCAAACTATTCCAGCACCATACTGATTTTCTACCATTGGACCCCCAAGCACCTGAGTGGCAAAGTTAGACACTGAAGATGATGACTGTGCCACGGGTGCAGCCGTATTGCTTGTATTAGCAAATACAGGATTTCCTACAAGAGTTATTGCGAGAAGATAGTTGTGGTATCTGTTACGCTTGTGCTTTCTATGGTTCGGGTTATATCGGTTACAGATTCCATTCCAGGTGCTTGATAAACTTCTGTAAATTGAAAAGCATCTCCCTGATTTGTTTGAGTCCAGTTGGGTCTTGAATCTAAATTTAATCCCTGCCATGTATGAGTAGTTCCGTTTATAGTTTCGCTAACAGTGGTAGCTGCTGGAGATATAGAAGATCCATCATGCTGTATTCCTGATCCCGTAACTGAATACAAGTACCCAGAATTATATTCTGTTGTTCGTATAGACTCTGTAATAATTGTGGAAGTTTCTGTTCTGCTGGTGCTCGACCCCTGAGTAAAATTTGGAATAACTGGTACAGCGTAACAAGGAGTAGATATAACAAAGCCAAGAAGAAGTAGCCTCCTCATTCGATAGTAAGATCAACGACAAACTGACCTGTTATCACAATACCTGTTCCAGTTCCAGGTGTCATTGTAATATTGTGATTATCTAGTGCTACTGCTGATGTTCCTACACTTCCTGCACTTGTAGATGTTAAATCACTAAAGTTTGGAACTGTACCTACTGTAACAGCACTACCTGGTGTGGCATCTCCTTCTACATAGGATTGTGCGAAGCTGAAGGCTTCTCCCGAAGTCGCTTGTGTAGCGGAGGGAAAAGTTACTGCTGGTACGCCATTAGTCACAGATCCGAAACCACCAATAGTTGCTGCTGAGTTAGAATCTACAGTTGTTACATTATTACCTGAGATACTGTAACTAGATCCGATCTTATCTGCTGTACTTGCAGCCGATAAAGATTCAAATTTTACAGATGAACTTATACTGTGATTCATATCCGCATAAACTGGTGCGGAAACCATAAATAAAAAAGGAAGTAGTTTTTTCATTTGATACCTACTTTGTTGTTTTTATTATCTACTATAGTATCTTTTTTCTTCTTTATCTGAAAACCTAGTGAAGCTGTGGAGGCTGAAAAAATCGAAGCTATAAATGTCGGGTCAAAATCCACTATTTTTTTGCCAGATGGCGGTTCATAGTATGAAAGGGATAAAAGTGTGGCCGACCACAAAAGTACGCATACTTTCACAATGGTTTCAACTTTACTAGGTTCTTGATCTTCCATGAAAGTTAAGATTCTTGTCTAATACTAGCAAAGTAGCTATGTTTGGAAAGTAACACACGTTTCTTTTTATGTATAAGATTCTTAAACCAATTTTACTTACGTTCTTGACTACAACTGCGGTTAAGAGATTGATAGTAGATTTATTGAAAACAATAGCTAAACAAACAACAAATACTTTAGATGATAGAGCAGTTGAACTTTTAGAAAAACAGCTTTTTCCAATGAAATGAAAATCACTAAATTTCTCAACATTGATATAGAACCAGCACCTCCAGAGTTGGAATTAGAAATTGAAATGCAATGCAGAGAAATTATGAAAGCTGATAATTTAACAGATCTTAAAAGATATTGCACTCATCTTGTAAGAAAAAAATTTAACCAGGATATATTTATGGCTTCATTATTAAATAGACTCATAGAATTAGAAGCTAATGCTGTTGTAAAAGAAATTAGAAAAGAAAAACCTACCAATTTTATTAAGAAGTTTTTTCATATTCATTAAGTTCTTCATCTGTAAAATCTCTAATTAATAATTTATCTATCTTGTCTATTTCATAATTGTATTTTAAAATTGCAGTTCTTATGTGTTCTGAAACCCAACGACCCTCATCATAAACTACTTGAGCTTTACCATTTTCTTTTATAAATACATAATGATCTTGTCCTTTCATTTGAATTTCTATAAAATTCTTTTCTAAATTTTTACGTCTTATTTCTTTTAACTTGCGTAATTTTAAAATTGAAGGATTAGGGCTTTTAGTCATTTTTGATAACCAGAGGGAGGTGGTGCAAGCCAGTAGCGTACACCATTTATTATTTTAAAATGAATATTTAAGTTAGGATCTAATATTAAATATTCGTTTTGCTTATGATTAGAAGGGTAGCTCTTCATTTACCTCTCTTTCAAGTTTCTGTGGATTAATGTTGCCAAATACTCCGAACTGCCCGTCCATCGCTTTAGAGTAGATTTGTACACATTGAGTTTTAACTTTCTCTTTTTTGTTGAAATCGTAGACTTCTCCATCTTTAGCTTTTTGATCTACTAGGTTTTGTAAATGATCTATGAAATGTGTAACAGAGTCAACTGGAATTGTGAGACTCAAGACCTGTTGGCCTTCGTTAAAACGATCATCACCTATAGACCATTTGATAGGTAATGGAAGTGCTGGATTAAATTGATTTTCAGCCATTGTTTTTAAAGAAATTAATTAATAAAGTTTTGAAAAATTGATTTGTAGAGACTTTGTTTTTTTTACAATAGTCTCTAACTTTAGCAGCAAGTTCGTCATTAGCTCTAACACTTAAAACATTAGTGTTATATTCTTTCCTACGTTCTTGCTTGCGTCTAGTGAGCTCAGCTAATACTTCATCTCTAGCTCGTTGTATGATTTCGTTTTGATTCATAACTACTCATCAACTTTAGAAATAG